CGAACCCGCCCCCTCAGGCGTTGCGGTCGGCCGACCCGACCCATCGTACCCAACAGGCTCAGGAGGTGCCTTGTCTTTCATACTCTCGAACCGGTCCAGCGATTTCGTAGCCCTGACCAGTTCTTCGGTGAGACCCGATGCCTCCTCGGTCGCGTCACGAAGCGACGGGGCCCACTGCGCGAAAGCGTCTGATACGATTGCTCGATCAAGATCGCTGAGTTCGCCGTCGAGGTCACGAACACCCGATAGCATCTGCCGCATCATATCGAGCGCGTTCTTACTGGCTTCCTCTTCTTTCTCGGCTACCTCGTCGGTGCCCTCGAGCTGCGCGTCAATGGATGCCTGCAACGCTTGCGACCGCGCCTGTATCGCTGCGATCTCTTCGGACTCGCGCGCCTCTTGCTCTGCGCGTAGCGTTGCCTCGAGGTCAGCCATGTTCTGCTCGACAGATGCGCGCTCTTCTTGCGCCTCAGAGCGTATGCGCGTAATCTCGCCTTCGTAGTTGCGTATCTGCCCAACGAGTTCGCGCTGCGCTCTCAGGTTGTTCGCGAGGAGGTCCTCTCCGTACCCCTCCGACCGTGCTCGTTGCTCAGCCTCTCGGAGGCGATCAAGCTCATCCTGCGCAGCTCGTAGTCCCCTCTGATAGTTCTCGATGTTGCTCTGCGCTGCCTCTTCCCGTTTGTCCAGGAGTGCCAGTGCGTCGCTGTACTCGTCCATCGACTCGACGTTGCCGGTGATGGCGTTGGTAAGTAGCTCGCGCTCTTTCGCTGCCGTTCGAGCACGGTGGATCAGGAACCCGACACCAGCTACGATGGCAGTCAACGTTACGAGGAACGCAGCAAGCATTGGATTGCTCAGACCGAACGCGACGCCGAGGCCTCTGATTGCTCCGGCGGCAGACATGATCTTTCCGGCGAGCCCCACGGCCGGACCAATCGCTGCGGCTGTCGCAGCTACAATCAGGATAGTGCGCTGTAGTCCGCTGTCCAGATTGCCAAACCCCTCGAGTGCACTGCGGACCGAAGCCATGAGGCTGCGAAAAGCCGGGAGTACCGTGTCTTTGATCACTGGAATAAGGTCAACCGCGAAGTTACGCCACAACGTCTTTAGCTGCGCGCCAAGAGATTCGATTTCGACGCGGTAGTCATTCGCCGCATTCAGAGCATCGCCGTCGAGCACAAGTCCGAGTTCGTGCGCCTCGCTCCGCGCCGCTTCAAACTGATCAGCTGTCATCCCGAGGATCGGAGCGAGGTCGTTGAGCGATCGCCCGAACACCTGCTGCGCGATGGCGTTGCGCTCGGTCACGTTCTCGACGTTCTGTAGCGACATGATCAGCTCAGGGAACAGCTCCTCCATGTCGCGCACGTTGCCCTGCGAATCCCGAAGCGCTACGCCGAGCTTGTCGAACGCGATCGCGGACTCTGAGGTCCCTGCCTCGATCTGAGGTAGCCGCGCGCTGAACCGTTGTATGGTACCGGTGAGCCCCTCGAAGGAAACGCCCGCTACGGTAGCGACGTGCTCAAGCTCCTGTAGCGACTCGGTGGAGAGTCCTGTGATCTGCTCAAGGTCGAGAATCTTGTCGGCATAATTTCCCGCCTCAACCGTAGCGGCCGCGAACGCAGCTCCTACCGCTGCAAGAGGAAGGGTCAAACTCCGCGTGAGCGAGGACCCGACCTGCTGCATGCTCCGACCGACGCGCTGGAACTGACGGGCGAGGTCATCGGTCCCGCGCTTTGCGTCCCGCATGCCTTTGACGAGTGCCGTGGAATCTGTCTTGAGTTCGAGTACTGCCTCGCCGAGTGTCGCCATCGTCAATCCACCTTTATGCCTCGAAATCCGAACATGGCCGCTACCAAGTGTTTCGGTGGCGGCTCGTTCGACGACTCAATCTTTGCTTCCCGTTGCCAGCTACGGATCTGCTCACGCTGGGCGCGTTGCTCCATGACCCCGGCGGCAACCGCACCGATGCGAACCTGACGTAGCGCCTCTTGCGCCCGAAGCGTCGGCATCATCTCCGAATACATACGCAGATACCGCATCGGCATACCTAACCACTGCTCGGGGTCGCCTCCGTAGAATCGCTGAAGCTGGGGGACGACTGCTCCCCAGTCGAGGGGTTCGCCACTGCCGCTAGGTCCCCCATCCCTGCGGCTTTGGTAAAAGCCTGCATGATCGCAATCTTGTGCGAGAGCGAGAGCTTGCCGAGTACCTCTCCGATCTCCTCATGCACGACGATCCTGATTGCATCGTCCAGACCGGACTCGAGCTTCTGCCCGAGCCGGTCGTCGATCTCCCCTTCTGCGGTCCGCGCTTCCTCGAACTTCATCAGCATGACGCCGATATTGTGCAGGGTAACGCTTTCCCTTGGCGAAACGTCATCCTGACGGGATAGGTGGAATACCTGCCCGTCGATGGAAAACTCTTCTCGCTCTACCTCCGTCTTGATGTCAAGGACCATTACGTATCAGCCTCCTCGCAAACGTAGTGACCGAAGCGCTCTGCCTCGGTAGCCGCCGCCTGATTTTCCAGTGCGGTGAACTCAAGCGCGAGAGCCGCCGCCGATCCCTTGTCGAACGTGATCGAAGGCTCGCCCGAGTTGTAGCACCGGGGCACGTAGAACTGGGCGAGCTTGTCGCTCTGGTACGGCGATACCCCGCGAATGATCACGGCGTACTCGTGAACCGTCAGTCCTCGATACAGCTGCGTCTCGGTCTCGCCTGCGGCGCTTGCCGGCGTATTGTGGTTCAGCGCGTGGCGAAACTGCTCAGGCGTGAAGTCTTCGAGCTCAAGCGAGAACGATATGCCTTCCTCGTTTCTCGTGACCTTGATGATACCGGTCGACCCGGCGTTGCGATGCTCGGTGTACGAGTTCGGCAGGTTTAGCGTTACGCCTCCCTCGGCGTAGTTTTTCTTCCCGTACGTACCGAGCAATACGAAGTTGGTCGACGCTTCCGGGTCTGCTACCGACAGCGCGACCTCAGACTCCCCAGCCGGTGCAAGGTAAACCTCGTACGGCGTCATGATAATTTCTGCGCGGTCACTCATGTGATCCTCCTATTCGCTCATGGTGATGGCGTGCACGTCGTACGTCCGCCATTGATAAGGCCAGCCGAACGTCGGATCGCGAGCGGTATAGCTGCCCCCGACGTCGACGCCTCTGATCGCCACCCCATCGTACGTCGCACCGTCAAGCATGTGCAAGTCCTGGGCTATGGCGCGGTCTAGTTCATCGGCCTCTCCGAATGTACTACCGTACGCGATCACGTCGAGACGTTGCGGCAGGTACGGAAGGAAATGCGACTGGACAATCCCACCCGTCAGCCGAATGACGACACTCGATCTCGGCATGTTCGCCGCTTCGCTCTGCGGTAGCTCGGCTACGTAAGCACGGTCACTGACAAGCGCGACCACGCTCGCGTTGGCGAGCAATCTTGAACGTATCGCAATCGCGGCGTTACTCATTTCGTGAGCCTCCGGTAGTGCTTCTGAATCAGGTCTGCGAGCTGCGGGTACTTCTCGTCTGCGACTGGTCGCAGGAACGGGCGCTGCCCTGTCGAGTTCACCGCCGGTATCGTCTCGACGTAGATCGCGTAGTTAACGCCGTAGCTGCCCCACTCGCCGACGACCTCGCTCCCGACTACCTTTGCCGGTCGCATCTGGATCGACCCTTGCAGGACGGTCGTGACAACAGGCACGATCTGCTTTGCCGCGATCACGCAAGCTGCGGCCGTCTCGTCTATGGCAAGTCGGGCTGCCTCTTCGGTTGCGGTCACCAGCTCATCGCCTCGCCATACCATTTCGCTCACTGCGCCCGCCTACAGACAGCTTCGAGATATCCGGTCCTCCGGTTCACGCCGTCGATGTCCAGGCGCCCGTGCACCGTTTCTCCGAGGCGCGTCTTGATATGCGAGAAGCGGTCAGTGGCGAGGATGTCAGTACCGAGCGGCAACCACACCCGTATCGATAGCTGCGCCGTTACCCCATCGTCAACGTTCGCCTTCCGGCTTGGAGTGTCGGTGTAGACGTAGCACGCCACGCCCGGCTGATCTACCCATTCGCCGTTCGGTTGACCGTAGGCGTCTGCCCCGGACGCGCGGCGCTGGCAAGTAGCCGTGTAGCGCATCATCCGTCTGACGCTCACGCAAACCGCCTCATCTGTAGTCTACTCGTAATCCGTGCGCGTTCCAGATCCATCTTCTGTGTCGCCCCGATCGTCCCAAAGTCACCTGCCGATGTGCTGAGCCCACTCTGGTAGTTCAGCCGTAGCTTTGCGAGGTCGATCAGTACCGAGTCCCGGAGCGTCGTGGCTTCGCTTACAACGTAGGTGACCTCAACCGCGAAGTCGAAGTCTCCTTTCTTCTGCGGGTTTCCGTCTGCCGTGATCCGGTATTCGCTCGACGCGAGAATCGAGTAGTTGAACTCGTCGATCCCTTCGCGTATCTGCGTGATAGACTCCGCTGGGCGCTTCAGGTGTAGCCGATTAGTGCGCGTCTCGAACATGAACTCTTCGGTCACCGTCCCGGTCGGCGCGATCTTCGCAAGCCATTCTGCCTCCGATTCGATGACGGTCTGTACCTCAAGATCGGTGAGGTCGGTTTCGATGTGCGCGCGCAGCTCAGTCGGTGTGATCATCGTCGGTCACCTGCTCGGCTCGTGGCTCGGACAAGCGCGGCTTTGTCTCGACCGGGCGCGGTTGGATCCGCGCTTTCTTGCGAGGATGGTCGTCTACGTAGGCCGCGAGCTCCGGGTGCTTTCCGATCTCGCCTTCTGGTATCTCCGCTCCGACCCGGCAGTATCGCTCAACAGCGCGGCCGGACCCAGCGGGTCCGACCTTGCCGTTAGCCATCACGTACAATCTCGTGATCGCTTTCATCAATGCACTCCTTTGACGATTAGGTCTCGTCGTCTACTCGTACAAACGCAGCGGGCCGGTAGTTCACCAGCGCGGCACGAAGGTCGGCACGTATCGCCTGTTTGCCTTCCACGAAGTACGTACTGTGCGAGTCCGTGATCCTCACCTCAATTCCGCGTCTCATAGCCATAGAGGCGAAGTTTGCGAAGTCTCCGACGATCGACGTTCCTTCGTCCCAGCCGTCGAAAAGGACAACGGGAAGACCCCATACCTGCATCGGCCCGGAAGTTGAAGGAGGACCCCACAGGTACGCGCCGGTCGTACCTTCTCGCGCGAGGCGTAGCGTTTCCCAGTCGTTAGGGTGCATCACGACCGCATTCGGTCGAGCGCGCCCAGTGACACGAGATGCGGTGATTGCGCGGTGGATTGCGTCCTGTCGCGAATCACTCGACGCAGCTTCGTACACTTGCTGAGTTCCCGCGTTGTTCAGGATGCCCGCAATGTTCGGCGCGATGCCGTCGCCCATGATCACCTGTAGGTCAAGGCGCTGCTCGATCATAAACCGAAGTCGACTTTCCACGTAGGACGATGCCTGAGCCTCGTCTTCCAGCTGTTCGTCGGTGATCGGCAGGAAGATCGGAATCTTCCGAACCGCGACCGTCCGCTCAGTGAGCGCGAACGCGGCTTCTCCGAACGAGCCACCTTCCGACTTCTCAACAGCGTTGTTGGTGAACGTGGTCTCCTCCATGTAGACCACCGATGCCTGTTGCGTCGTCGTCTGCGGGATGAGGTCCATGACCTGCGGTGGGCGCTGCGCGTCGAGGATGAGGGTACCGCTTCGCATGCTCTCCGGCTCCCAACCTGCGGAGGTTTGGAACAGGGTCTTCATTTCCACGTCGATATCTGCGCCCATCTTCTGACCGCGATTCTTGTACGCGGCCGACTCGACGAAAAGCTCGCCGATTCCCTTCTGGCGCTGGCGCGGTGCGGCATTGCCTTCCGGGACAGGCGGTGCCTTGTAGCCGTCGCTGGACTTCTGCGCCCGCTCGATCTCCGACATCTCGTCGATCTCGGTTCCGAGCGCCTCCACCTCTTCGCGCATGCCACGGAGCTTCGCGAGCCGTTCGCTCGTGGTTCCGTCACCGAGCTTGTCGGTCTTCGACAGGTCATAATCCTGCCGGTTATCGTCTCCGCTCTTCGTCGCGCACTCTTTGAGAACGGTTTCGAGAGCCGTAGCTTTCGACTGATACTTCAGTCGAGACTCTTTGAGTTCTGCCATTACACCCATGTGTCTACTCCTGCCAGCGTGCTGGCAACTGCGTTGAATTCCGCTACGAGGTCGACGACCTCTTCATCCTCGGCCTCGGTAGGCTCGCCGGAGTGCGGTGCCGCGATGAGAGATTTCATCTCCTCATGCAACTCGTCGAGGCGTTCCGTCGCGAGCGTCAACCGCTCGATCGTGGTAGCGCCTATCTGTCGTCCGTCCGCCTCGCGCATCTCTTTGAGTGCCTGCACTCGACCCGCGAGTTCTGTCATGCCGTCCCGCAGCATGTCGATATGGTCTGCCAGTCTCAGACCTCCGGACTTCACGTCGAGGGTCCGTGTCGCGATCCCGGCTCCGAGGAGCACAGGAGATATCTCGAACACGTCCATCGACTCTATGATTCTGTTTGCCTTCGACCCCGAGTCAGGACGCGACTCGGTGAGGACATCGTATCCAAAGCTATACTGTTGCAGGTCAGGCGAGAGTTCCTTGACCGTTAGGTAGGTGTCTCGTCCCATCGTGGTGCTCAGGAAGAACCGACCTTTGAACACGAGCTCATCGCCGCGTTCGGTTGCGATCCCGCGACCCACCGGAAGCGCCCCACCCCACGAGCTGTGATTGTAGGCGCTCACCCTGACGTTGCCGCCTTTCAGCGCGCCCGGCCGGATGATGTCTCCGTCAAGGTCCACCACGTCAAGTGTCGCGAAGACAGCTTCAAAGCTGCCCTCCTCTGCGCCGTCTTCCAGAAACTTCACGTCAAGCGATACTCGTTTCTGTTCCATCTCTACTCCTCCCCGTCATCGAATACAGGCGCGAATGAAAGCGTTCCGTTTGGGTGCTCAAGGTCTTTCATCAACTCCGCTTCCGCGAAGGTGACCACCCGGCCGTTACGATCGGCGCACTCGGTGTGATCGTGATCGACTTCCGAATGACCTATCTGATCGTCGAACACAAGCACTTCTCGAATTGTATCACTCGCTTCGTAATGCTCCAAGGTCGCCACGTTCTGCGCATACTTGGTCTCCGTTCGCGCGATCAATTCCGCGCGAGCGTCTACTGATAGTCTACCACCTGGGACCTGACTCCGTATAGATACCCCAAGAGCAGCAGATCCGAGCCCCTCTGCGCGACCGGCAGAGAGTACCCGGAACAGCTCCCGCCGCGTTGCCTTGTCGAAGTCGATGAGCCCAGCCCGACGACCGCCGGTCTGCAACAGGCGTTGTTCGGCTGCGTTCTCGAGCATGGTGCCGAGGCCAAAGTATGCGTTGACCAGCTCGAAGGTGTCGCGCCCTACTCTAACGTACTGCTCTGCAAGCATGAGCGGGTTGCGATTCGTGAGTCGATCCATGATTGACTCGACGATGATGTCGTCCGGCGTCACGTCCTTGAGGTTCCCGTCGTTGTCAACGAGTTCAAGGTAGATACTCTCGATGTCTTTTCCGAACGCGAGTAGCCGCCGGGCGAGCTCCCGCGCGAATCGTTTCTCCATGACCATCTGGTGTTGGTGCAGAGTCTCGATGTAGTCGGTCAATCCTCGCTGCTCAGGCGTCACCTCTTCCGGGTCGTACTCTCGCTCTTTCCGAGCCTTCCGTGCTGCGAAGCCGAGACCAGCCATCGGGTTGCGGTACTCGCCACTCATGTCGTCCTCTCGAATGCCGAGCATGGCACGGGCCTTCTCATCGGTGATGAGTCCGCTCATCCAGACCATGTTGACGCGCTGATACTTTGCGTTCTCGTCGTCCTGTAGCACCCGGACGTCGTGAAGGTCGAAGTTGACTTTCCATCGGGTGATGTCCGGTTCCCACTCGCTGAGGAGCTGATTGCGGAGATCCGCTGCGACGAGCCGTTGCATCGGAATGATGCAGTCCTCGTACGCAGCCTGTCGTGCCTCGCCGTAGTTCGCGTACGTGCGCTGTTCCTGCCCGGCAGAGAGCCCGACAACCTGCGCCGGGATACCGAGTAGCGCACAGACCCGCGTCTCTGGCATAGCCCGCATCGCCTTCAGGTTCATCTTCACCGGGTCGATCCCGAATGGCTCGAGGTCTACCGGTAGGCTCGTCGCGAACGGCTCGCCCGCTCCGTCGCCTGAAAATTTCTCCTTGATGTACTTTTTAACGTCGATCATGTCGTTCGGGTCGACCACCTCGCCGGACTTCGGCGTGATGATCAGCCCCGGTACCCCGAGGTTGCGCAACATTGCCGCTGAGTAGTTCGCCGCGTGATCGTCGGTCGCAATCTCGCGTGCGAGTATCTTGATCGGAGAGATACCTTTCAGCGTGTTCTCGGGGTCTATCCCGTAGCGCAGATGAACAACGTCTTCCGGAGCAATCCTCATCGACCCGAATCGTCCAGTGTAGCGATACGCGGTGATGTACTCGTCCTGACTGTCGCGCACCGGCTCTATCTGCAAGTGTGGCACGTACCACAACTCGCGCAGGACTCCGCGACCGTCTCCGCTTCTTCGTTTGAGTAGATATGCGTTACCGTCTGCGAGTAGCGATATGATCAGACCCATCGACATGACCGGCCACGAGTAGTGCGCATTCGGCTCGTTCAAGATGTCGAGCATAGGGTGCTCTTCGACAATCTCTTCTCGGTCGTAGAGGAGCTGCACCGGCATTTCCGGGAACACCCGAGCGACCCACATGATCGGTGCCATCGACACGGCCGAATGCGTACCGTCTCCGATCTCCGCCGCGTAGTTGTGTCTCGACCCCGGCAGGAGCCGTATCGAGAATCCTTGCAGTATCTGCCCGACTGACTTCCGTTCTGTTTTTCTTCCGAATAGGCTCATACCATAACCCACCTTTTTACTCGCGAGTAGTGCGAATAGCGTACCGCGTCGAGGCAGTGGTCGTCGCGTTTCTCGACAACCGGCAGAATATCGCCTGTCACCCGGTCCTTCTTGTAGCTGTAGCTGCCGAGCTCCGCGATAGTGTGTCGGCACCTGGGGTGCACCACGATCTGCTCGAACTCTTTGATCCTCTCGATGCCGTCCTCGACCGATCCTTTCGGCTTCGACGCCCCTCGCATTTTTGGATATCCATGGTGCTGCATGTAAGATATGGTCTCAGGCCTCGCGGAGTCTGCGACCGATGGCCAGTCCATCGCACCGGGGACAGTCGCGAAAAGCGCCGGCAAATCATCCAGCTCGACACCGACTCCGTATGCCTCATGGTCAATGTATAGCTTTCGGTCGACGACGAATGAGCGGACCATCGTAGACGGGTCCTGCGAGAACCCCCAGTCGGCGCCGTAGTAGAATCGGTCCACGTCCTCGGGAGTCTCGAAGTCCTCGATCCGGTATCGCCCGCCGTATACAAGAGCCTCGGTGAGCTTGCGCGGGTTGCCCTCCCATACCCAATCGTACTTGTCTGGGTCGACACGTCGCACGTATTCCATCTCGCGTCGCAGCGTGTCAGGGAGGAACGGGTTGTCTCGGAAGGTGACCTTCCGCACGATTGCGTCGTCGGGACTATTGAGCACGAAGCGCTTGTAGGTCGGCGCTCGCTCGTCGTCTGGGTTGAAGTCGATCCATATCTCCGATCCCTCGGAGCGGATTGTCGGAATAAGTATGTCAAGCGAGTCATCGGTGGTGCGCTCTGCCTCGGCGAGCCATGCGATATCGATCCCCTCCGTCGACTTGATCTCTGCCGGATTGTTTCTGATGCCCTTGAACAAAAAGTGTCCGCCATTGGCGCACCGTATCTGGTCTCGAGTGACTCGAAAGATTGCGCCCATGCCGAGTAGCTCTATCTGATCGGCTATGAGCTGATGCACCGAAGACCTGATCGAAGCTTGATACTCCCGAGCGCACAATACGCGGATACCGCGCTGCGCCATGAGAACCAGAAGCGCCCGAGCGAAGGACCACGATGCTCCCTTCCCGCGACCGCCATAGAAAACCTTATATCTCGACGGCGTGAACAGCGGCGAGAACACTTTTGGTATCGTCGCGTCGAGTGTGATCACTCCGGCAACCGCATCCACCACGTATGATCGGCGTCGAGTTCCAGCCGGTCCGCGTTGAACGCTTCGTCCACGGCTCGCGCGACTCCGGGGAACCGCGGGAGATTGTCGTAGTCATGACCGCCGATCCAGCCGCCGCGCTTGACCTTCGGGAGCCACGCTGCAATATCGTGCTTGACCGCTTCGTAGGTGTGGATTCCATCGATGAACACGTAGTCGAGCTCGTTGGGTAGTTCCGTAGCAGCGTCCGCCGACGTGCCTCGGTAGATAACCGCCCGCTCTCCGAACGGAGCCATGCGCCGTTGGACTCCTGCGAATATCTGCGCGGCCAGTGTTTCCGATCCCATCATCTGCCCCATCTTCGTGCGCTTGCCGGACGCATCGTTCTCGTAGTACGGAGCCCACGGGTCGACGAGGTAGTGAGTCACGTTGCGCCGCGCCGCGAGAACCGACGCCGCTGTGTCGGCCTTAAAAACTCCGACCTCTACTCCGACGATTGGCCGGTCGGTCGGTATGCGCCTGATCAGTGCTTCCCATCGCCTCGGTCTCATGTCACTCCCCTGAGAGCCGATGCGCCCGCACTGACGATCTCGCGTTCGAGCGCCTGCCACTGTAGTGCGAGCTTGATCGTAGCTTCCGAGTACCGGGTGTTCCGTCCGTTCGGGAGTCGCGAGAAGATCGCCCGCCGTAGATTGCTCTTGCAGTGGATCATGCGTGTGTTATCCGTGACCGATCCCCAGTCCGAGTCGGTGGCGTTGTACACCTCGCACGGGAGGGCGATCACGGTCGCGTCGTACTCCACGTCATTGACGACCTTGCCGAATGCCGCTTGATTCATCCCACCATACTTCACTTTCCACGGCCGGTGCTCGGCCGGGTCTCGGTAGAACCGGTCATTCCACTCGCGCCACAGCTCGAAGAATGCGAGCGCCGCTTCGGTTGGCCTGGCAAACACAAC